AAGCCAATCCTCGAAATTTCTCATTTTTTAGGCCCGTAGTCTTTTTCTATCTTACTTAATAGCCTCTTAGCTACTGTCTGGGTTACTTTACCGGCCATCAGTGACAGTCCCCCCACGAGGCCGAAGAAGTTTTAACACTAAAGGGAATCACAAGTGGGTCCTCATATGGGACTTCAACCCGGCCAAGGTCTTGAATCCTCGTTGACAATTCGGGCATTGAAGTTGGAAATTGTCCGCACAAGCTATCGTGGACCTGGAGGAGGACTTGGACCTCTGGCAGTTCTCGATAGATTCGTTCCCAGATTTTGTTAATAACCACGCTAACGGTTGATTGAGGCACCCAGGCGATAGCTTCAGGTATAATGGACTCCACTCGGTCGAAGATGTACCAACGATATCCAAAGCGGTTCTCAATGAATCGATGTTTGGAAATTTGAGCTTTAACTCGCAAGTGCCATTTCTCAATACCCGGATGAGCACCGAACCATATCTTTTGCGCACGTTCGACCTCCGCGATGGGCCAGCCGGTTCCTTTGGACATGGTGCGGGGCTGGCCACCGTAATTGGTGCCGTGGACGAAAACCTTGGCGAACTCCCGAAGCATCTTCATTGGCCGGCGCCATTCCCAATAGCAGCGCGAGCCAGGGCAGATACAAGGGTCTTCGGCTTTGTGACGTTCGACTAGCTCTTCGAGCGGCGGCACGGTTTTGTTCTGAAGGACATAAGCGTTCATTAAGTGGATATCGACGCCCTGGCGGAGAGCGGCTTTGAGCATAGGGTCGTCGGCCTCCCACACTACAACTTGTAAGTCAGCTCGATCAAGGTCTCCGTCAAAAAAGGTGTAACCCGGATCAGGAACGAACATCGATCTGATATTGGGATACGCATACGCATCTCCGAGTCCGGCGATAGCGCCTCGCGCAGCAGCTTTACCAACAGATTTTGATTTTTCAGAAGGAATAACCTGTAAGTTAGTTCCTGATCCAAATGCATTCTCAGAACTCGAAAGTCTGTAGGTTTTAGGAGCAGATTTACCTGACGCAGATCCTCCGATGTTGAAAGCACATCGCATTCGTTGGTCTTCATCAAGCTCTGCTTCAAGGAAGCTTGAAAGGAATATTTGCATTGTTCGGATGTCTGCAATAGCGTTGATAAGAGGCTGGAGAAGTGGTTCTCGCTTGGAGATAGTTTGGAGCGCGTCGTCGTTGAGTGTGGCACGGGCGGGGACTTCTTTGGTCGCTCTGGTCATTATGGCAGGTTGAGCGAGATCTTCATAAAACAGCGCATGCATTTGTTTTGGTGAGGCGGGATTAAGCGGATATCCGAGCAGATCCAATAGGAACTGCCGGCGGCGATCAATTTCAGCGGTGACTTCCTTAGTGAGTTGATTCCGGCGTTCAAGGTCGATTCTAACCCCTCGCTGCATTGCTTGCAGTACGGGCCAAAACATAGCCTGTTGGAATTCGTGGACCTTTTCGAGACCCATTTTCTTAGCCAAGTCAAGTTCAACACGACCTACCTCGTCAGTGTAGACGCAATCTTCGCAGTTGTAATACCAGAGTTGGTCTTCACCTAGAGACTTGTCCCAATTCTTCCCTTCGTCTTTCCAGTATACGTAGTACTTGCAATACATCGAAGCTTGATAAGCCAGGCTCTTTGGCAAGTCGCTGAAGATCGCATGTTGGGAGATCATGCAATCCTGCGCCACATTTGGCACAAAGTGCCAGTGACGGTACGTATATTGGGAATCATAAAGGATATTCTGCCCCACAACCTGGGCATTTGGGTGTGTCAGGATCTGGTACAGAAGCCATACTATTTCTCCTTCGTGTTCAGCATTCCAGTATCCGTCGCGGGACTCGACACACATGAAGGGAATGCACAGAGCGTCTTCAAGCGTCCAAGAGAGTCCCGCACAAGCAATATGTCCGTTTCTAGTTTCGAGGTCGAAGGAAAGTCTGAGCTGCTCACTATAGAGTCCGAGAAGGCCGCCGCCGAGTCGCGCGAGGAGGGTTTCGAGAGTCTGTTTAACCACTTCAAATGTTGGGCGTATGATGAACCGCCAGGAGGGCTTAGGATATTCAGTGCCTGAGCGAAACGATCCTGCTCGGCGGAGATCGTGAATCGCGGTGGCGCGCCAGGACCACTCGCGGAGGACGGCGGCGGGATGGTAGGTTGGAATGACTTTCGTCGATAGTCCCATATCAGAAGTATGGAGCATGCTACCACGCCATTTTGTAATTCCACTAATTCCCGTGAGAGCCCATAAAGGCGTATTGCCGAGCGCCACAATAATCGAAGGCTTGACCATCTCGATCTCTTTACGAAGGAGCTCAATACCAGCACGGACTGGTTCGAGTACATATCTTCCTCGAACGTGATGGTGTTTGGGTGTAACATCTTTCTTGGCCTTTGCGATGAATTTGGTTAAGTCGTTGGATTCGGGGCGAACACGGCAGACGTTGGTCAGAAAAACTTCTGATCTTGAAATTCCAGCCTCTGACAGCATTCTAGTAAGTTCCTGCCCGGAGGCTCCTTGAAATGGTCTACCTATACGCTCCTCATCGTATCCAGGAGCTTCTCCGACGACCATTATTCTAGCTGGTACAGGGCCTTCAGGTTTGCAGATCATATGTAGTGCCCTTAAGTCTAGTTGCTTGGCCGTGTGTAGTGTTTCCGTGCATTATTTTACCTCATATCACTTTAGCTCTTTTAAGCGTTTCACTGCAATCCCGTAAGCAACCGGATCGAGTTCTACTCCCGCCGCTTTTACCTTAAGCTCATGCGCGCTAGGGAAAATAGTTCCGCTGCCGCAAAACGGATCTAGCACAGAGTCACCAGCGCGACAAGAACGAGACAAAAGATCTCGATATAAGGCCACAGGCTTCTGCGCCGCCCAACCGAGGTTTTCATCACTGCGATACTCCACGAGGTCTGAAGCTAGTTTGAGGACTGGCCGGTCGCCTTTGATGGCATAGAGACACATTTGCCAACGGCGGTGAGGTCCTGTCTGAGGCCAGGGAGCGCGCTGGCTGGAGGGGTTGTACCAGATGAGAGGTGTACGAAAACACTTCCAACCACTCCCCCGTAGAATATCCCGAAGCTCAAGGAAGTTATCAATATCACAAAAAGTGTAACAATGGGCTTGAGGTTTAGATAGACGATAAGCTTCACGAGCAAAACGGTGTACGAGCAAACACCAAGCGTCATAAGAGTCGTTATAAGTATGGCCAAGAACATCGGCTTTGCCTCCAGAGTCGTTGAAATCCTGGGCGTCGATGCCATAGGGAGGGTCAGTAAGGATTACGTCGAACTGGCCGTCAGCCTGGCCTTCCATCCAACGGATGCAGTCGTCCTGGATGAGAGTGTGGTCGGCGGCGGAGAAGGTTTTGCCGATGCGTTCGCCCAGAGCGGCATTGCGGGAGGCTTCTTCCTTGCGGCGGATGACTTTCATTCCGTCCTTGGCGGTAGCCGCCGAGGCTACGTCGGGGTCCTTGAGGTGCTTCGCCAGAATCACTTCGTCGTGTACCATCGCTTGGGCGTATTTGGGATCGTGGTTAGGGTAGATAGTGGGGGAGAGGTCTGTTAGTAATGGTGGAACCCGACCGCCCTTTTGGGCTTGGAGGCGACGAAGCTCGACGAGTTGAGATGTGGCAACGCAGCGGTCTTGCCAGGATAAGTCCTCTCGGCGGAGATTTTCTTCAAGTTCACACTCAAAAGCGTCGATCGGATCAAGATCTCCAAGGTAGTTGCAAGGGACGATGCCTTCGACGAACTGCTTATCGCCATAACGGAGCTTCTCGCCCATTGCCCAGAGGGCTTCGATGGCTTTGATGCGGCGCCCGCCGGCGACGAGTTGATAGCCGTTGGGGGCCTGGCGGACGACAATGGGATGGAGCAGGCCGTTTTTGGCTATAGAATTGGAAAGTTCTAGCAACGGCTCGGCGGCGAACTCCTTGCGCTGGCGGGAGGTAGAGATAGAGATTTCACTTAGTTTTATTGCGCGCACTCTTAGCTCCTAAAAAAGGGGAGGGTTTGCAGTCCCCTCCTAAGTAAGCCTAGGGGAGAATCTAGGCTTTTGCTACTGAGTCAATCTTGTCGTACATCTCGCCTTCGTAGGCTTCGTGTTTCACTTTCACGCGGATTGGGCGGCCTTGCATCTGGCGGATCGAGAAAGGCTCGCCGGGATTGTTCATCCCGAGGGCCTCCCGCCAACGACGCAAGGAACCGTTTTTACCCACGCCCCAGTCGATCATCTTTCCCTCGTTGAGATCGAGGAAGACTCCAGTGGTGAGCTGGACCTGGGATAGGCCGCCGAGAAGGGCCTGCTCGTTCGGATAAGCCGCGAGATCGATCACCACCGGAATGTCAACTGCGATTCCTGACTTTGTTTTCGCGTCAGGCTTGTTGGACGCCCAGGCACGAGTCTTGGGCTCACCGACGATGCCAAGGTATTCGCCTACTGGCAGAGGCGGGCGGCGAACCAGGGCTTCGGTGGTGGTGGCATCGAGGAACTGGGCGGGATCGAATGAAGATTCATCGTTCATGAGAGTTTCCTATGTTTGAGCATTGAGATTCGAGCATCGAGCATTAGGTTTTGACTGTTGGGGTAAAGGCACCTCCCCGGCTGAGCCATTTGTCTAAGATGGGTTTAAAGTTAGGCGGAATATGGTCTGCGATCGGAAGATTACGAGCTTTGAGATCAGCCTGGCCGTTGGCGGTGGACCAGAAGAACTTGTCTCCTTCACGGGAAGTCAAAATCACATCGCTGAACATCGGAGGAATCTTAGGAGCGAGCTTTACACCGAGGGTGGCGACTGTGAGCTTGACGCCTCCGAGCACGAGGTCGGTTTCTCGCTCGACGTGGGAAGTGAGTACGAAGTGACACTTACACCCATCTGTGAGCTGACGGATAAGCTTTTCCACCTGATCCATAGCAATACCCCAATCGCTCTGCGACTTGACAGGTTTACCCCCGACCACCAAGGAAAGTGCAATGGGATTAATTCCAGATAAAGAGTCCAGCGCCAAGCATCTATCAGGACCCCAGCTGTCAACGGCGCCAAACTTTTTTCCAGTCCTGTCGTCCGGGAAATCGCTAAGGGCTCGAAGGAGACCGACAAACTGGTTGTGTTTTGCACGATTGACGTCCTGCATTTTAGATAAGGCGCTGAGGTCAAGGCGGTTGATGGTGTCGGCGGAGGCTGCCATTGTGGCGAATGAATCGGACGAGCGGCCTAGAACGTGCCAGTGGACGTTCGGAGGGACTTCGATCTTGCGATCAGTCCAGTAGCCAAGGGCGGTTTCGAGGCCGCTTTCGGTGAACAAGAGGAACAAATCGAGGCCGGCGTCGGCTATGGTGCCGAGGGCGTAGGTCTTGCCGGTGCCGGTGGGGCCTTCGAGAAGGACGTTTACTCCAGCGAGAAGGGACGGTTGTGGTGATACTGTAGGGATTGAGACGGCGGCAGGGACGGCGGACATTCAATTTCTCCTTTAACTAGTAAGTCGAATTCTCTTCGAAGTAGTTCTTCTGGCAAAACGTCGATTAAGTCCTCGGCGTCGAGCAAGCTGCCTGGAGTCTTGAAGCCGTAGGCAGGAGCAGAGTGCTGCTCGCACGGCACGTAGCGGTGCCACCAGAAGGAAGTGTCCTGGCCGCTCAAGCGTGCCCAAACGTCGAAGCACTGAGGGCAGATAACGAGATAGCTGTCGGGAATGGGCAAGGTGAGCTGGATCATTGACGGGTAAGGCCTTTGAGGTCGGTTACATTAGCTATGGTGATTGATCTCTGCCGCCGGTCGATCTCGTAAGCAATCCCGGTGACGATTTTGAGAAAGACCTCGGCCTGGTTGAGGGCTTGGAGAACCTGGTTCGCGGCAAGCTTGTGGTCGTGCTGGGCCTCACGAAGGTAGCGAACGAGTTGCTCGTCGGTGCATTCGCGGATGGCGTGGAACTTGCCGGTCGCGGCTTCCTGGAAGCCAAAGACTTCGTCTGAGCGCGGCTGGCGGGGAAGATGGT